CTTGGAAACTTGTTTTGATAGGTTGGCTCAGTTCCTGGGTCTTTGGGCACTGCCAATGAATATCTCAGTTTGGTGCCATCCTTGAGATATATCGCTTTGTTTGTTGTCATTTGTTTTTCCTTTCAAATTATAGTTCATAGTTTCAATTACTCCTGTTGTTATAATTGTATATGATGTCCGCGAAGTGTCAACCCCAATTACCAAAAGAAAAACCGCCCAGCAGAAGCGTAATATAATTGTAGCACACATCCCCAACCTGTCAACCCACAAAAAACCACCATTTTTGCTCGCTATTTGGGGGATTTTTTGTTATAATGATAAACATTACTGCTAGGCTTTACAGGCATTCACAATTTCTTTCTTAGGCTCATTAAATGGGGGTAAGCAACGCCCCGCCCGCAGTGTGAACTGTGTGGCAAGATCAACATCCCAAGAGGTGTCCAACAACCTACTTGTGATGCTTGCCACAAGGCTTGTGAGATAGCCAAGGGCATAAACGCTGTTGTGGTGACACAACCTGGCCAGATGCGAAATCAAGCAGTGGCTTGTGCCAGAGAGCGATAAACAATGATCTCTCCAGGGTGACCTGAGGCGTTGTGGTTCTCTATTGGCTAATGCCCAGCAAGTGAGGTTCTCACAGTCAATCATTGGCTGTCGCCAATGAGTTGTTTCGCTGTCGCTCACAAGTGAACTTGTTTTCTTTTGGCTTCGCTCAAACAACAAATGGAAAAGCCACAGGCGACAGCAGGTGGCTAATTGACGCGAGTCAATTGATGTGTTATAATAAATGATGAAATCAATTCCATGGAATGCACCCACACACAGCCATAGATCTCCAGATCTCATATGGCGACTAAGGCCACACTCAGGCAAACACATCCAGGCAGTGCCTTCTGATCATTTGGAATGGGCAGTGAGGTCCAGCCATGGGCAACACCAACAAAGGGCACTGCGTGAACTGAGGCGCAGACGCACTGGATTGATCACCAAGACCAAACCAAAGCGATCACATCAGATCATCCAGCACAAACATCGCAATCATCCAATGTCAGCGGAACTGTGTGAATCAGGTCCACACAGGTATCGCCTGAGATGTGTGCGATGTGATGCCCACATCCAATGGTTGACACAATCTGATTATCAAAAAATCAAATCCATTAAGTAATTGATGCAGTCAATTGTTTTCTTCAGTGGTCCTTCCGCCATCAATCTTGTGGATGTGATACCATATGGTCACTTCACTGAGATTGGTTGCAATCACTTTGATGACTTCAGGTCAGTGGATCACATTGTCGCTTATGACAGGCCCATGGTGCAGTCAATTCAACCAAAACCCAATTGCCAGTACTGGACACAGGGCAAGTGGTTGAGATCTGGATGGCATCAGGTCACACACAAGAATCCACATCAGGGAGATTCAGGACAATTGGCGGTGGCACTTGCACAGCAGTTGGGTTCAGAAAAAATCTATATTTTAGGCTGTGATTGGAATGTGTCAGATGCGTCAATACAACAGCATCACTATGCGTTCAGGGGATGGCGGCCTCCCAAATACACCAGCATCAAGGACAAATGGTTGTCACAATTGGATCAGTCAAATATTGTGTGGGTGCACCTAGAACGCCAACCTTGGATGCTCAACTATCAGCATCACACAGATTTCTTGCGATCCTGCTCCCATTTCTTAACATCAACAGACGCGGTATAACTCTTACAGATGGTGCAACGCACAGATACTGTGCCTGGTTTGGCCACCGCGGATGTGAATTCATGATAGTGTATCACCAATGACTTGCGACAGAATGGATATCCACGCAGATCACAGGGTTGCTTGTATTTCTTGTTGAGTTTGAATGGAGTTAATTGGTATGCTGGCTTGATGGCAGTCTTCTTACGCTCACCCAGTTGCTCCAATTGATTATCAAAATCATCCATATCTTATACTTAAAAAGATTTTGGTTTTGGTAAGGCTTATTTGAGAGATGTGAAATAGATCACAGCACCCCACACACACAGTGCCAGAGATATCCAAAAGTATGGATCACTAGATAGTGGTATCATCTGAAAATCTACGCCAGAAACCATCATGATAATACACAGGTGCTCCTGAGTTGGAGGCTGAGTCCGCTGTGGCATCTGAACAGAACGCAACCATTCCATCCGCTAGGTTGGCCTGTGCGTTGAGTTGTGCTGTGGTTCTTGGATTCAATTTGATGATGTCTTCCACCACAACCACATTGGTGTCTGGATCCAGTGTGAGATTGTTGGAAGCGGATGAGTTGATCTCATCTGGTAGATAGGCGGCATCAACTTTTGATGATGCATTGAGTGGTGCCACGCCTGAAGCGGCTCCCCTGCCATTGATTACATTCTTTAGTTCATCCAGTGCTGTCTTTAGATCTGGTCTAGCTGCCGCTGGTGAATCTGATCCCGCATCTAGATTAGTGGTTGATACATTTCCTGCTGTTCCCCAAGTCATTTGTTTGTTCCTTTCAAGTATTTAATCTTCATTTCCTAAGTCCCCTCTTCAACCATTCCGCCCATATCAATAACAGGCAAATGATCACAAAGAATATGAACCCTATCAACATCATGCCAACACAATGTTCCCATCTTCATCTGACCTAATGGCTGGCAATCCAACAATCTGTAGATTGACATCAGCGTCTGTGGTCACCACATCAGTGACTGCGATGGTTGATGTTGAAACCAATGCACCTGTCACCAACACCAGGGTGCTGGCATCCACAGTGAATGGTGCTGTTGGTGTTGCTGTGCGTGATGTTTCTGACCATCTGATGTCATCCATATACAGTGCGGCTGGATCATTTGAGCCAAGGTCGCCCGCATTGACATGGCCTGAGTTGTAGCCCCAGGTGTTTGATGTGCCCAGTTGCGTTTCTGTTGAAATTATGTTGGCATACACAGTGCCTGATTCTCTCCTTATCCTCCAATAGATCCAATCACCTTCTGGATTTGTCGCTCCATAGTTGGAATAGATGGTTGTTGTGGTGCCATTGTAGTTGGCGGCGAAGTTTAATTTGCCCAGCACTGTTGAAGTTGACAACCTGATGTATTCACCTGAATTGGCATACAGTTCCACAAAGTATGAAGGATGTTGGTATTGTGGATCTGTGTCTGTGGCCAGTTCAGCGGCTATCTTGACCCAACCCTCCAATGTGTAGTCCTGTGATGTGGAAGGTTCTGTGATGTCTGTGGTTGAAAATCTTATGGAATCATCTGTGTCTGTCACTGTGATGCCCCTGCCATAGAATAGGCCAGTGCCTGGATCCGCGTTGACCACATTGAATTCAATGCTGGCTGGAGACCATTTGTAGGTCCTTGTTGTGGTCTGTGGATGTCCTGTCTGTAGATTGATGGTTTGGTTCTGTGCCTGGTCAGTGATGCCAATCACTGTTGAACTGTCCTCAACAGCAACATCTCGCTGGACCTTGTGTACTGTGTATCTGGCTTCCGCTGGACTCACTGTGAGATCACCCACTGTGATGAATGGTGCGTCCTCCAGAGTCTGTCTTGCATTGCCTCCAAGATGTATCAATTTAGAATAATTCAATTCCAATGGCGCCAATCTCTCTGCCTGTGTGCCATCATGGGTTCCTGAATCACCAATCACAAATTCCTGTTGTGTGGTTGCGTTCAAGTCTGTTGTCACTGCCTTGATCTGTGCGATCTGATCAGAGTCATCTGAAACTTCCACAACGTATTGGAAATATCTCGCCCTCACACCATACAGGGTGCTTTCTGTGCCTCCTGTTATCACAGGATCACCTGGTAGGTCTGATGATGAATCAATTGTGTTGGCCGCGAACACCTTGACATTCACAACACCAACAGCGTCCACTGTGCATAAAGGATTGACATCTGTTATCCTGCCTAGGTCCTTGATGTCTGACTTGAATGTGATGGGATCACCAGCTCCAATGGTGTAGAATCCACCTGTGCCAGTTTCCCAATCAGTCCAACTGTCCCAATCAATGCCTGATACAGAACCTTCAACATAGTTGGCGTCAACATAGCCATCTGCCACATAGAGTCCAACTCCAAAGTCATCCCATTCATATACCTGCCTCTTGATAGTACCAGTAGTTGGGTCAAAATACTGTGCCATTATCCTAGTGTCTCCTTGGTTGCAGTGGTTGATTGGACTGTGCTTTGGGCACTGCCAAATTGATCACTGGTTTGTATGATGTTGTTCAACACAGCCTCCAATGTCTTGCCTGTGGTTGCTGTGCCTTCTAGATTGGTGAATGAAAATGCTGAATATGTTCCTGTGCTACCATCAGCGAATTCTTGATCCAATGCTGTTGAATAAAATTTTGGTCTGATGTATGTGTCTTTGGTCAATCTCTGTAGGAACACAGGCACTGCCACCTGTGTGTCAAATCTTGTGATGTTGGCCAACTGTGTTTCTTTCAACACCTTGGTGTTCTTGTCAAATATGTAGAATCTAATCTTGTCAATGTAGGAAGTCTGTGGCACCTTCACAAAGAAATTGATGTTGGCAGTGATGCCATCGCCCTGTCCTGTGATTATCTGTCCAATTGGTGCTGTGAAACTGCCTGTGAGATTAACCGCTGAATTCTCAACATCAAGGTTGTATAACAGACAGTGCGTTGAAGTGAGCACTGTGTTGCTTGAATTGAATTGTGCGATGCTCTGTGAATCAAATGTTGTCACTGATGAAATGTTGCCCAAATCTTTGGTCTCAGGCAGTGCGTCATTGTCTGTTGAAGATGATGTTGTGCTGGTTGGTGCTCCCGCTGAATCCAATGTTGGATCAGTCACAGTGTCTTCCTGGTCATTGGGTGGTGCAACTGAAATTGGTGTCGCAGGATTGATGCCTGAAACTGGTTGCAGTATGAAAGTGTCTGGTCTGTAGGTCTGTGCTGGTATCTCAATCTGATCACCTGACACAAATGGATACAGTGTGGCATCATGTTCTCTGGCCTGCACACTGATGTTGCCACCTGCTGTGAAACTCATATTGGTTACCCTGAATGTCTGTGTTGAAAGATTCAACACATCTGAAGTGATCCTTATGATGTCACCAGGTTCAACTTCCAACAGTTCTGGTGTCGCTGTGAATTGGATGTATCTTTGATTCCTTGATTTTTTGTAGATCATCCTTGCGATGTCTTGTGCTATGTTCTTGTTGGCGATGGTAAAGAATTGGAAGTCACCAATCAGGTCTTCTCCATCACTGGTCACATCCGCTGATTCTGTGTAGACCTGTTGTTGTTCTGTGAAATTTAGATCTGGATCAACATATCTCACAATAACTTGGTTGTATTTGTTTGACTTTTGTTCACCCTGCATATTCACAGATCCAATGATGTGATCAGTGGTGACATCAAAAGCGGAAGTCAGTGTAGAAGATGTTATGTCTGTGGCATTGCCACCATCTTCTATTTTTATTTTGTATCTGCCCTGTATGTAAGGTAAGAATGCCCTGCATCCAGATAATAAAATTTTGACATTATCTAAAATTTTTGGTGTCACAGATAGCACAGCGTTCATTGTGATTGCCTTGCCTGTGACTCCTGATGAATATGTCACTTGTTGATTACATTTTATCGCCGCTGTCTTGAATGCATCTGCGTTGATCTCTGTTTTGTCTAATCCTGCGCCCCATCTTGTGTTCATCAAATAATCTAGAGCACAGTTCACTGGGTTGTAGGAATGTGCTTTGGTAAGGTCAGCATAGTCATTGGCAAGATCCTCACCACCTGCGTGGGTGATAACATTATAGACTTTTTTGCCCAACACATCAAATTTGACACTTGGTATTCCTCCCCTGTAAGGATTGTTGTCTGCATCTTCCTGTGATTCAATTTTTTTCCATTCATACCTTATCACTGCGTATGCCACACCTGGCATCTTCCTTGTCTTGCTGGACCAACTCGCAGTTTGATTTGCCAGTGATGATTGGCCTTGTGTCTCTGTGCCATTGAAAATCTGTAATTGCAGTCTACCTGAATATCTGCCTGAACCAATGGTGTGTGTGGTTGCTGTTGCGTATTTGCCACCTGATGGATTAGGCAATTGTGTGTCATCAATGTAGATCCTTTTGATGCCTTCTATCTCACCTTCACAGATTGCATACACCACATACAAATATTTGTTGTCTGTGCCATTTGTTTCAGCGAAAACTATCCTACCACCAACTCTCCTGAATCCATACACAATGGGGATGTCAACATTGGTGCCCGCTTTGGTAATGACCACACCATCTGGAGATTGAGATGCACCTGGTGTTGGAACATCTGGAGAGAATCCTCCAAACAGGCCTGATATGGCAGAACCAATCGCAGAGAACACAGCGGAAAATACATCAACCACTGCATTGAATACATCTTCTACAAAATCAGTGATGCCTTCAACTATATCTGAAATGAATCCCATTACATTATCTCCTTGACATAATTGCTTCCACAGTGTGTCATTGTTTTTGCGAAGAATGAATCTGCGGACTCAATAAACTCTTGATTTGGTTGGAAAAATTCATCAAATGCCCTTGTGTTGGCATTGAAAAATTTACATTCTCTATCTCTGAACCATTGTTCAGCACCTGACAACAAGTCCTTGGCCATAAAACCTTGTCTGTATGATGGATCAGCATAGATGAAATTGATCAATCCCTCACGCATACCATTGTAGGGATTATCAAACACAGTACACATCGCATAACCTTTGATCTCACCTTGCCTCTCAGCGACAATGAACTTCCTGTTGGGTTGGATGTGATGCTGTCTGATCATTTCAATTAAATTTTTTTCTTTGAATGTGCCAACACCCTCACCTGCTTCTGTGGCGTGTTGTTCCATTAGTTTGACCAATCCATTCATATCCTGTACTTCAAAATCTCTTATCATTATGGTTTACCCCATCTTATATCTTGTAGATCTTCATGAGCGAACTGCATTGATCTATCTGTGGGATGTTCTCTCTGGAAAGATCCTTCATTGGTATATCTACCTGTGATCTTGTCAAAATTTGCGAATGTTGATGCAACCTCTAGTGTGATGGTTGCTGTCTTTTCAGCATCAACAATTGAATAACCTGTGACCTTGCCTTTAAAGGTTATGATTGGTGTGTCAATGATTGCTCTGGTGTTTGGATTTAGATAAGCAGATCTTATGATCACTGTTTTACCAATCATCTGTGACTTGGCAAATGTTGTTATGTTTGAAACATCAAGGCCTGATATCGCTATCTTGCAGTTTGTTATTATGAGTTCTGCATTTTCTTCAATGTCAGAAACACCAAGGAAATTTGATTGTGCCTCATAGGTATTTGATGCATAGTCAATAGGGAAAGGACAATTTGTAAAATATTGGGTGGCACCTGTGGTTGCTATCTCAACCAATTGTATTCTTATCTGGCTAAGACTTGCAAGATTGCTTTGAATTGTTGCACTGAGTCCTCTGGTCATTATACCTCCTCAATGATATCAATTTCATAACTCACTGTGCCATCTGTGGCATATTTGTATTCTTGTATGTCACCTGTCAGCGTCATCCTAAATGGTACATCATCAACTGTGACTGTGCTTGACCCATCATCATTGACTGCTTCAATGAGATTTGGTGTGATTGCAACAGCAACATCACCTGTGCCATCAGTTGTTGCATCTGCTGTCAGCATATACACCTTGTTGTGAGAAGGGAATCTGATAACATCTCCCGCTTTCATTATGGTCTGTGAATTCTTGTTGGTTGCTATGTTCACTGAAGATGAACCCGCCGCATTGGTGCCATCCACTGTGGCGATGATGCTGGTGACACCTGACTGGTTCTCTGATACAGAAGGCAGTGTGATGTCAAATGAGTTCAAAGGTCCTTCAAGTCTTGTAGCCACAGCCTGTATGGGTTTGAAATTCGCCAATGCCATCCTTGGATATTGAATGGTTGTTGAAAATCTAGTGCCCGCTGTTGAAACCCTGATTCTTCTACCTGACTGTGTGGTTGTCTGTTTGGTAGATGACACTGCTCTAAAATTTACTGTTCTGAAGCCTATGGTTGAAGGCCAGTTCCCTATGAACGCCATGATCTAATCCTTTCCATTATGCTAATGCACTCCTTCCTTGTCTGTTCAATCCTTGATTTATGATTCCTGTGATTGTTGCCCTTCTTGAAACCAATAATTCATCAAAACCTCTTGCATCAATGGTATTGATGCTGAAGTTGATGTTGACATCTCCCTGTGCTGTGGTATCCATTGAGGTTTGTTGCGCCATTGGTGTCACTGTGGCAGGACCTGATATCAATTCTGGACCTTCCTCACCAACCATACCAAATTTACCCGCTGGTATCTTACCACCATCTGCGAAGAATCCTGCGAACAGGCTACCACCACCTGTGAAGAATGCCAGTGCTGTCCTCAATCCAAGTTCAATGCCCAGTGACGCATTCAATTTGTCTTGCGAATCTCTGATCTCTTCTAATTTTATTTTCAACTTATCAAACACAAACACCTGCAAACCAATTTGTATCAGTCCTGATATCAACTGCCTTAGGATGGCTTTTGCCACATCTCTGATTGATTCTGCGAATGATTTTGCACCAAGTATGGCATCTGCGAAAGCATCACCAACACCTCGCTTGAATGTTTCAAATGATGAAATCATAAGATCAACACCTTCCTGCACAGGATTAAATTTTTCATATGCCTTGTCAAAAGTTTCCTCAAATGTCTTTTT